GTTCCTGTAGCTTGTGATATTGATTCTGAGAGAGTAGCTCAAAGAGTACGATCCATGGGTAACCAGATTATACATGATAGTGATTATCTTGGTAGAAGTGTATCTGATAATGATATCAAGAATGTAAAAGATAGAATCAAAATGTTTGACCACTATAACTATAAACAGCTGTTTATGAAGTTGTTTAATCACGATATGCAAGTAATAGGAGCAGTCAATCCCAATATCGTTGTAGATTTATTAGAGAATAATTTTTGGTTATTTACATATAGAAAAAATTATATTGATCAGATAATTAGCTTCTGCTATGCATTTGCTACTGGTGAATTTCATTATTATAATAACTTTGAGTTTGATAAAATAATGGTAGTATTGAATTGAGCGGGGATAAAATACAGTTAAATGTCAGATAGACAGCACTATCTTGGTAATCCTAATCTAAAGAGAGCAAACATTGCTGTCGAATGGACACCCGAGCAGGTTCAGGAATTTGTAAAGTGTAGTAAGGATCCACTTTACTTTATTAAGACATATGTTAAAATTGTTAATGTTGATGAAGGTCTTGTTTCTTTCGATCTATATGATTTCCAAGAAAAGATTGTATCAACAGTGAAGGATAACAGATTTACTATCTGTAAAATGCCTCGGCAGTCAGGTAAGACAACTACAGTTGCTGCTATGATTCTTTGGCATGTACTATTCAATGAAAACTATAATGTTGCTATCCTGGCTCATAAGCTAGCCCAGTCAAGAGAGATTCTGTCTCGCATCCAACTTGCATACGAACATCTACCTAAATGGTTGCAGATGGGTGTTACTGAATGGAACAAAGGTAACATTGAGTTGGAGAATGGATCAAAGATTCTTGCTTCTGCTACATCATCCAGTGCTGTTCGTGGTGGATCATTTAACTTAATCTACTTAGATGAGTTTGCGTTTGTTCCTACTAACATGCAAGAGTCGTTCTTTGCTTCTGTGTTCCCTACTATTTCTTCTGGTAATACTTCTAAAGTTCTTATCACATCAACACCTAATGGTATGAATTTGTTTTATAAACTATGGGTAGATGCAGAAGAGAACCGTAACCAATACAAGATGATTGATGTTCATTGGTCTGATATACCTGGCCGCGATGATGAGTGGCGTAGAGATATGATATCCAATACGTCTGAAGATCAGTTCCGTGTTGAGTTTGAGTGTGAGTTTATCGGTAGTAATCATACTCTGATTAGTCCTGCTAAACTAAGATCACTAGCATCAAGAACACCTTTGCAGATCCAAGATGGTCTTAGAATCTTTGAAATGCCTGAACCTGATAGAAGCTACACAATGGTAGTCGATACATCGCGTGGGGTGGGAATTGACTATAGTGCATTCCAGGTCGTAGACACAACAGACTATCCATATAAACAGGTAGCTGTGTATAGAAATAACAATATATCCCCTATGGTATATCCTACAGTAATCCACAGGATTGCAAAGAATTACAACAATGCATACGTTCTTGTAGAGATTAATGACATTGGTGGTCAGGTTGTTGATATCCTACATAGTGAGTTTGAGTATGACAATATCTTTTGGACACAGAATAAAGGTAGAGCTGGTCAGCAACTAAGTGCTGGGTTTGGTTCTGGTGGAGCTAGTAAGGGCGTAAGAACAACAGCTCAGGTCAAAAGAATAGGTTGCTCTAATTTAAAAGATATAGTAGAATCAGATAAATTAATTATTCAAGACATTGATACGATCGTTGAGCTTAGTCAATTTGTCTTAGTAAAAGACTCATATCAAGCTGAAGAAGGCGCACATGATGATATGGTCATGTGTCTTGTTTTGTTATCATGGGCACTGAATCAAGATTACTTTAAAGAAGTAACAGATTCAGATTTTAGAAATCATATCGAAGCAATGAATGAAGCTGCTATAGAGGAGCAAATGCTGCCTCTTGGATTTATAAATAATGGTATAGATGATCCAGAAGATGAGTGGGGAACACCTATTCTGTAATTCTTTGTTTTTATAAATAACCCTGAAGTACTATATCCAATTGGACAAATTAACAGGAGAAATAAAATGGCATTTCAAGTAAGTCCAGGTGTGAATGTCAGCGAAATCGATCTTACTACGGTTGTCCCTGCCGTATCTACAACAGAAGGTGCCATTGCTGGTCCTTTCCGTTGGGGTCCAGTAGGCCAGCGTGTTTTGGTTAGTTCTGAAGATCAGCTGGTTAAGCGCTTTCAAAAACCTAATAATACGAATGCGGAGACATTCTTTACAGCTGCAAACTTCCTTGCATATGGCAACAAACTCTATGTAGTTCGTGCTGCAAGATCAGCTAACGCAACTAATATTGAAGCTGCTTACAATGCTATTGGTGGTGGCACAATTACAGCGATGACCAATGGTAGACTGGCTGCTGGCGATACAGTTGTTCGTATCAAAAATGATGAAGAGTATGAAGAAACATATATCAATGGTGTTACCGGAAAAGATTATGAGTGGGCTGGACGTTATCCAGGTGCTCTTGGTAACTCTCTAGAAGTTTCTATTTGTGATAGTGCTAATGCTTATGAGTATAGCATTACAGGCGTGAGAGTAGCTAACGGTTCAAACAACGTTGTCAGCCGTAAATACAATTCTAACACAGCCATGGCACATGCAAACTCAGATTTCACTAAGTTTATTAGTGTTGGAGACTTGCTTTACAATGGTACTAAACTTATTGGTGAAGTCAATCAGGTTGTTAACTCGACTATTGCAACACTGAAAACTGCATATACAGGCGAAACACTTGGTGGTAACACTACAAATGATAACAATTCATTTAGCACAGTTATTACGAAGAAGTGGAAGTATTGGCAGAATGTACCTGGTGCTCCAGGCACATCTACTAAAGGCACAGCTGAAAACATATCTAATGACCTTATGCACGTTGTTGTTAACGACGAAGACGGTCAGTGGACTGGAACAAAGGATACAATCCTCGAGATTTACAGCAAAGTTGGTAAAGCAGTAGACTCAAGACTTCCTGATGGTACAAACAACTATTATAAAAACGTAATCAATAATGGTTCAGCATATGTTCGTTGGTTGGGTCACAGAGGTACTGATTCAAGAGGTTGGGGTAACACATACTCTGACTTTGGTGCAAATGGTAATACTGTATTTGGATCTTCATCTAAATCAACATACATTTCACTGACTAATGGTTCTGATGGCGGTGCTACTGGTGCTACAACAACAACAGAGGCCACAGTTGTATCTACAGCAGATCTGATTGGTACAGATGAAGGTTATCAGTTGTTTCAATCAGCAGAAGATGTAGATATCTCATTGGTTCTTGCTGGTCAAGCACGAGGTGGTTCAGTTGGCCAAACAGTTGCTAACTACATCATCGACAATATTACAGATGCAAGAAAAGACTGTGTGGCATTTATTTCACCAGAAAAGTCAGATGTAACAACGGACGACATTATTGAGTTTAGAAATGCATTAACAAGCTCGTCTTATGCTGTCCTGGATAGTGGCTACAAGTATCAGTATGACAAGTACAATGACTTGTATCGCTTTATTCCATTGAACGGTGACATTGCTGGCCTTGCTGTTAGAACAGATCTTGAAAGAGATGCATGGTTCTCACCTGCTGGCTTTAATCGTGGTGGCATTAAGAACATTGTCAAACTACAACTTAATCCAAACAAAGCACAAAGAGATGTCCTTTATCAAAACGACATCAACCCAATTGCTACGTTCCCAGGTCAGGGTACAGTATTGTTTGGTGATAAAACATTGCTTGGTCAGCCAAGTGCATTCGATAGAATTAACGTACGCAGATTGTTTATCGTACTTGAAAAAGCAATCAGCACAGCTGCTAAGTTCTCACTGTTCGAATTCAATGATGAATTTACAAGAGCACAGTTCCGCAACTTAGTAGAGCCATTCTTGAGAGACATCCAAGGTCGTCGCGGTATCTATGACTTCCGAGTCGTATGTGACGAATCCAACAACACCGGTGAAGTAATTGACCGTAACGAGTTTATTGGTGACATCTACGTGAAGCCAGCTCGCTCAATCAATTTCATTCAACTGAATTTTGTTGC